ACCTGCTGCAGCCGGAGCTGCCTTTGGAGCCGATGATGCTGGAGCTGCTGGACTTGCTACCTGAGGAGCCCCTGCAGCACGAGTTGTTGAAGGATCGAAGTCCTTCACAGTAGTATATACTGTTCCACCTGCTTTTGATTTTGAGGCGATCATACGTAGTTTACGGTTGCCACCTTCCTTCTTAATTGAAGCATGGACCCAACCAGAGTTCTTGTCACCAGCTGTATAGAACTCAAGAATGACTTGGTCAAACTCAAGATTGTCAGCAACCCAGTCGGCAACCTTCTTGTTGTCTACGCCAGGAACTTCAAAGTCAATCGCTTGGCCATTGACGTGTTGTGATGTCTTTGATCCGCCAACCGCTTTATTCACCAGCGGTGCACGATAAGACGAGTTGATTTGAACCGGTTTGCCAAAGTGAGCACGAACTGGTTCGAGGATCTTTTCACAACAGTAGCGCATGTTTTCAATATGCTCTGCTGTAGGAGTATTGCTTAGGCCAAGTCTTTTAGCTGTAGGAGAGACGATCATCTCGGCGAGAGAAAAGTTTTCAGTCAACTTCATTTTTTTTCCTTTTACATGTGTACATTATTTGCAATTGGTGATATAACTAAAATATGTGTAGTGGCGAGGTAACATGAAATTTTATACAAACATCACCAGACACGGTAATCAGATCCTTGTTCGTGGACTCAATAACGGTAAGCCCGTAAAGTTCGCCACAAAGTATAAGCCGTACCTATTTATCCCATCTCAAACTCAGACCGAATATCGTAATCTGCGTGACGAGTACGTTGGCCGTATGGACTTCGATTCCATGCGCGATGCTCGTGAATTCCTACAAACATATGAAGATGTCAGTGGCATGGAGATCTTTGGTCTCACCGACTGGCCTTACATGTATATTTATGATAACTATCCTGGCGAGATTCGGTACGATCCGAGTCTCGTTTCCGTCTGTTCGATCGATATCGAAACCAGTATTGAAAACGGTTTCCCTGATATCGAACTTGCAGAGAATGAAATTACAGCTATTACCATCGGCCGCAATGGTAAGAAAACAGTGTTTGGCTGCGGTGATTATAAGGAGCACTTACCTAATGTTCAATATTACAAATGCGCAGACGAATCTGCTCTCCTTCTCGCCTTCCTTGAAGTCTGGAACGGATCGCTCTATTCACCTGACGTGGTCACGGGCTGGAACATCGAGTTCTTCGACATTCCGTACCTTGTCAACCGGATACGAAAGCTTCTCGGAGAAGATCAGGCTCGTCGTCTTTCCCCTTGGGAAATCCTACGTGAATACAAAGTCGAAATTCGAGGACGAACCAATGTGGCCTATACACCAGTAGGCATTGCCGTACTGGACTACATACATCTTTACAAGAAGTTCACCTACACTGAGCAAGAGTCTTATCGACTCGACTATATTGCTCAGGTAGAACTCGGTGAACAAAAGCTTGATTATTCTGAATACGATAACCTCGATGATCTTCGCTTCAAGAACTTTCAAAAGTATATTGAGTACAACATCCACGACGTTGAACTCGTTGAAAAGCTTGAAGACAAACTGAAGCTCATCGAGCTTGTCTATGCCATGGCCTATGATGCCAAGGTAAACTATGAAGACTGCTTGGCTTCGGTGAAGCAGTGGGATATTATTACTCATAACTATCTCTTAGATCGCAAAACAGTTGTTTATCAAAACAACAAGAACAAGAATGATAGACCATTCGTTGGTGGCTATGTTAAAGATCCAAAGCTTGGCATGAGTAAATGGGTTGTGTCGTTCGATTTGAACTCCCTTTACCCTCATCTTATTATGCAATACAACATCTCTCCGGAGACGCTTGTAACTCGTCTGGGCGATAAGATGACAATCGACGACCTACTTGTTGGCGGCGTGAGTAAGTACGAGAATGATATGAAAAACTCGAACTGTACACTCGCCGCCAACCTTTGTGTTTACACCAAAGAAAAGCGTGGCTTCCTTCCTAGCCTCATGGATCGTATGTACAACGATCGTACCAAGTACAAGAAGGAAATGATCGAGGTCAAGAAGGAATACGAAAAGACCAAGGACCCTAAGCTTGTCAAGGAGATTGCTCGACTTGATAACATGCAGATGGCCAAGAAGATTCAGCTCAACTCGGCTTATGGTGCTCTTGGTAACAAGTGGTTCCGTTGGTTCGATGTGAACAATGCCGAAGCCATCACCATGTCTGGTCAGCTCAGCATTCGCTGGATTGAGAAGAAGATTAATTTCTATCTGAACGATTTGCTTGGTACCAAGAACAAAGACTATGTGATTGCATCTGATACCGACTCAATCTATATCACACTCGAAGGTCTGGTAAAGCACGTCTTCCCAGATGGTGCTGATGATATGAAGATTGTGGAATTCCTTGACACTGCTTGTAAGAAGCGTATTGAGCCATTCATCGATAAGTCTTATCAGGAACTGGCTGACAGCATGAATGCTTATGCTCAAAAGATGCAGATGAAGCGAGAAAACATCGCGAACAAGGGCATCTGGAAAGCTAAGAAGATGTACATCCTGAATGTCTGGAACTCTGAAGGTGTTCAGTACGACAAGCCAAAGCTCAAGATGATGGGCATTGAAGCAGTTCGTTCTTCCACTCCAACTGCTTGCCGTGATAGCATTAAGAAGTCGCTCGAGATTATCATGAACGGATCTGAAGAAGATCTTCAAAAGTATATCTCAGACTTCCGTACAAAGTTCCGTACGTTGAGCTTTGAAGATGTGGCATTCACTCGTGGTGTAAAGGACATTGAAAAGTGGTATCGCTTTGGTCGCTTCGAGTCTGGTACTCCTATTCACGTTCGTGGCTCTGTTGTTTTCAATCAGATGATCGAGAAGCTAAAGCTTCAAAATAAATATCAAACGATTGCCAGCGGCGAGAAGATCAAGTTCGTGTATCTCAAAAATCCGAATCCGACAAGAGAACACGTGATCTCTTGCTCGAATGGTCTTCCACAAGAATTTAATATGCATCAGTATGTTGACTACGATGTCCAGTTCGAGAAAGGCTATCTCAGTCCAATCGAATCAATCATCAAGACAATTGGCTGGCAAACGGAAAAACGCGCAACTCTAGAGGATTGGTTCTCATGATGGTAACAGAATACAATGGTAATGGACAATATGCAAATCGCAGAGCCGAGGTGCATAAGCAAATCTATGATGATTATTTTTATGTCAAGTTTTTTGAAAATGATCAGCACACTGAGACCAGAGTTTTGAAAGACAAAACATTACGATACGCTGAAGATTGCGCTGAAAACTGGACAATAGGAGTTATCAATGGCTAATATAGATTTAGACGAAGATTTCGATTTCGGGTTCACATCCGTAAGCGAGGATATCTTCACACAAGCTCAACTCACCGTAGAAGAAAGTCAAGCCAAGGCAGAAGCCATGTACAAACTTGTTCTTCCTCTATTAAACAACCTTGCCAAGGATGCAGAAAAGAATGCTTATATCCATTGGCCCAACCGTAAAGAAAAGATTGAAGCATTTAAAAAGAAACTTCAGTCTCTTATTGGTTGACATTATTTCATATACCGAATATACTGTAATACTACGAACAAGGAGATAATATGTCTGATTTACTTAATAAACTGCGTAAGAATTCTACAATCAAAGATACTGATATTCTTGCAGACTCAAAGTTCTTCAATGAGAAGGACACAATCTCCACCACGGTTCCTGCAATCAACATCGCGTTGTCCGGCAAGATCAATGGTGGATTTGCGCCAGGTCTTACCATTTGGGCTGGCCCATCAAAGCACTTTAAGACTTCTTTCAGTCTGTTGATGGCAAAGGCTTACATGGATAAGTATTCTGACGCCGTGCTAATGTTTTATGACTCCGAGTTTGGTACTCCTCAGTCCTACTTTGATTCGTTCAAGATTGACACAAGCCGAGTGCTTCATACTCCCATCACTGATATCGAGCAATTGAAGATCGACATCATGAGCCAGCTTGAACAGATTGGTCGTGGTGAACATGTTATGATTATCATCGACTCGGTTGGTAACTTGGCTTCAAAGAAAGAAGTTGATGATGCTCTGAAGCAAAACTCAGCAGCTGACATGACTCGTGCAAAGCAGCTCAAGTCTCTGTTCCGTATGGTAACTCCTCACTTGACCATCAAGGATATTCCGATGGTTGTAGTAAACCATACTTACATGACTCAGGAAATGTTCTCGAAGCCAGTTGTATCTGGTGGTACTGGTATCTATTACTCAGCTGATAACATCTTCATTCTTGGTCGTCAGCAAGAGAAGGATGGCAAGGATGTTGTAGGTTATAACTTCATCATCAACGTCGAGAAGTCTCGCTTCGTCAAAGAAAAGAGCAAGATTCCAATCGAAGTCTCTTGGGATGAAGGCATCTCCAAGTGGTCTGGTTTGATGGACATGGCTCTCGAGTCTGGCCACGTAATCAAGCCAAAGGTTGGTTGGTTCCAGCGTGTTGACATGGAAACCGGTGAGATCCTTGATAAGTCTTATCGTATGAATGATACTTATAGCTTTAGCTTCTGGCATCCAATTCTACAATGCCCGAAGTTCAATGAATTCATTGAGAATAGGTATCGTGTAGCTTCCGGTAGCATCATGCAGGAAGATGAAGTTGAATCCGTTTATGAGGAGCTGGAAGGCGAATGAAAATTGAGAATGTTATCTTCGGCAATTTGATTAACAATGAGGAGTATGCACGCAAGGTAATTCCATTCTTACAGTCAGACTATTTCAGTGACCAGGTTGATCGTACAGTGTTCGACCTGATCACTGACTATGTGAACAAGTACAACTCGTTTCCGACTAAGACTGCGCTTGACATTGATTTGAACGAGAAAACTGGCTTGACTGAAGAACAGTTCAAGCGAGCCAAAGATCTCGTGTCAACTCTTGACAAGTCTGAAGAGAAGGATATGAATTGGCTTGTTGACTCCACCGAGAAGTTTTGTAAAGACAAAGCTCTATATAATGCTTTGATGCAATCGATTCAGATTGTAGATGATAATAAAAAGGATAGCATCAGTGTTGGTGCTATTCCTAAGATTTTGCAGGACGCTCTTGGTGTTTCATTCGACAACTCGATTGGTCACGACTTCCTTGATGATGCCGATGCTCGTTATGAGTTCTATCATCGCAAGGAAGTTCGTATTCCTTTTGATCTTGACTTCTTTAACAAGATTACTCAGGGTGGCCTACCACGTAAGACACTGAATATTGCTCTTGCTGGCACTGGTGTTGGTAAGTCTCTATTCATGTGTCACGGCGCAGCTCAAAATCTTTTGTCTGGCCAGAACGTTCTTTATATCACCATGGAAATGGCTGAAGAAAGAATTGCTGAACGCGTGGATGCAAATCTACTTGGTGTAACGCTCGACGAATTGAAGGAGCTTCCACAAGCAATCTACTATAAGTTGATTGGTCGTGTTCGTGATCGTGCCAAGGGCAAGTTGATTGTGAAGGAGTATCCAACTGCAACTGCTGGTTCGGCTAACTTCAGGCATCTACTGAATGAACTGAATTTGAAGAAAGACTTTGTTCCGGATATTATCTATATCGATTATCTGAACATCTGTGCTTCTTCTCGTATCAAGGCAGGATCGAATGTAAACTCCTACACCTACATCAAAGCAATTGCTGAAGAGCTTCGTGGTCTGGCTGTTGAGTTCAATGTTCCAATTGTCTCGGCTACTCAGACAACTCGTTCTGGCTATAGTAACTCTGATGTTGGATTGGAAGATACTTCTGAATCGTTTGGTCTACCAGCAACGGCTGACTTTATGTTTGCTCTTGTGACCAGTGAAGAACTTCGCCAACTCGATCAAATCATGGTCAAGCAGCTCAAGAATCGTTATGGCGATCCTGCTGTTCATAAACGATTCGTGATTGGTGTTGACTATTCAAAGATGAGACTCTATAATGTAGAAGCCTCTGCTCAAGAAGATCTCATGCAGGACGACGATGTTCCTGTATTTGATAAGTCGAGTTCTGGTAGTAGACTCAATGAAGAATCAAAGCCAGTTAATAAGTTCAACAAAAACAAATTTCAAGGATTCAAATGATGGTTAACTATAAGATTGTAAATGACAAGCAGCTGATTGATATTGGTGGTGGCTATGTTGAACAAGGTGGTGATATCCTTGAAACCAAAACCGATCAGATTGTACTCTCGGGACTAGGAATGCGTAAGGCTAAAGAGATGGTTCGTCACCTCAATTTTGGTGGTGGATTTGATGGATTCACGCCATCATTTTTTTTAGCTAAAACCAAATTTTCTTTTAACGAATCAACTTTTCTCGTATAAATATATGTACACTATGTGGTGCGTGGATTTGCGGTTTCATCCGTAAAAGAGGCAAGTGTCTTAATTGACGACTGGAATAGGCAGGATTACAGGTGGGGTTCCTCCTGCTACACGCATTTGGAGGGGAGTCGAGAGGCTCCCCTCTTTTTTTGTTTACAATATATTCAAAACATGATATAAAGGTTCTCTAGCAAGGAGAATTTTAATGAATCGGTTGGAAAAAATAAAAATCTT